AAACTACAGTTCCTCCTAAAGTATTTTCAAATACTGTAGCAGAAGGTGCCCCAGTTACTGTTTGATCTATAATAGCAGTATATACATTATATCCTAAATCTGCCGCAGGTCCAGTATAACCAGTGTAGCCAGTAGGTCCAGTGTGACCTGTAAATCCTGTGTAACCTGTATATCCAGTTCTACCAGTATATCCTGTAGGTCCTGTAGGTCCTGCTCCAGTATAACCAGTATAGCCAGTGTATCCAGTATAACCAGTTCTACCTGTATAACCTGTATAACCAGTAAAGTTACCTGCTCCAGTGTATCCCGTATACCCTGTATATCCTGTATAACCTGTATAACCAGTAAAGTTACCTGCTCCAGTGTATCCTGTATACCCAGTAAAGTTACCAGGTCCAGTATAACCAGTATACCCTGTTTTTCCTGTAAACCCAGTATAACCTGTGTATCCAGTGAAATTTCCAGGGCCAGTATAACCAGTGTAGCCAGTTCTGCCTGTAAAGCCTGTATAACCTGTATAACCCGTATATCCAGTTCTACCAGTATAACCAGTGTAACCAGTATGTCCTGCTCCTGTATATCCAGTGTACCCTGTATGTCCTGTGTGTCCAGTGTAGCCAGTGTAACCAGTAAAGTTACCTGCTCCAGTGTAACCTGTATAACCAGTATACCCTGTATAACCTGTAGGGCCAGTATATCCAGTGTAACCAGTAAAGTTACCTGCTCCAGTGTATCCCGTATACCCTGTATAACCCGTATAACCTGTAGTTCCGATAGGTCCAGTGTAACCAGTGTAACCAGTATAACCTGTTCTACCTGTATAACCTGTGTACCCTGTAGCTCCTGCTCCAGTATATCCAGTATAACCAGTTCTACCAGTGTAACCAGTATAACCTGTAGGCCCTAACCCTGTGTACCCTGTATAACCAGTAGGTCCAGTGTAGCCTGTATAACCAGTGAAATTACCCGCACCAGTATATCCCGTGTATCCCGTATGCCCTGTATGGCCAGTGTAACCTGTATATCCTGTAAAGTTACCTGCTCCTGTATATCCAGTAAAACCAGTAGCTCCAGTATAACCTGTATAACCCGTGTATCCTGTAAAATTACCAGGACCAGTATATCCAGTAAAACCAGTGTAACCAGTTCTACCTGTATACCCTGTGTAACCAGTAGCTCCTGATCCTGTATATCCTGTAAATCCAGTATATCCAGTGTAACCTGTAGATCCAGCACCAGTATAACCAGTGTAACCTGTAAAATTACCAGGACCTGTGTATCCAGTAAAACCAGTGTATCCAGTATAACCTGTGTAACCTGTAAAGTTACCTGCTCCTGTATATCCAGTATAACCAGTATAACCTGTAGGTCCAGTGTAACCAGTATAACCTGTATAACCTGTAAAATTACCAGGACCAGTATATCCTGTGTAACCTGTTATATTAGGTCCTGTATATCCTGTGTAACCAGTATAACCCGTAGGTCCAGTAGGTCCTGCAGGTTCATCTTCTATTTCTAAAGTAATGCTAATAGCAGTGCCTACCCCATCGTTACCATCTGCAACATGATTACCAGAAATGGTACCTGTTATAGTAACTGGAAGTAAGCTTACATTAGCTACTGTAAAATCTAAATAAATTGTTCGTGTTTGATGGGCTGGAATAGTGAAACCACTCCAAGTCCTAGTACCTGTATTATAGGTACCCGCATCTACGTAAGTATTAGTAAGAGTTAAGGTGCCATTAAAAGCACCAAATACAACACTAGCTGCGCCAGATACGGAAGCACTATTATTAGATATAGGGACCGCTATTTGAATAGAGTCCCCATTATCTCTTATATAGTAAGTAGTTGCTGCCATTGATTATTTTGAATAAAAAAGAAAATTAATAGTAGTAACTATTTACCGTTAGGCTAAAGTTACTTCTTTTACTATAGGGCCAGCTCCTAAATCTGTATGTATTCTAAGTTTTATAGTACCTCCAACATTTACAAACTCAATCCAAGCATCATAAGAAGCTGTGCTTGAAGCATCGTTTATAGGTAAATGTATAGTGTGGTCACAACAATTTATACCGCAGCCGCATTTTGCATCTTCTGCCCAAGCGTCATGTTGCGTTAAAATATTAGGCACACTTTTACTATATACTTGCCCTGATGTATATTTTACTTTTGATTTACTCATTAGAAATTTTTAATTAAGCGCATGTAATAGTTCCTGCATTGCAGATACCTCTAGCTTGTAAAGCTGTTAACATTGTCTCCCAAGATGTCTTAGTTGTAGAGTCTCCCGAAGGAATTAATACATAATCTATATCTTGATTAACATTGACCCCCGCATTATTGAAAAAGCGGTTCTTCATAGTAGTAGTTACTAGATTGTATACACAATACGTTTCATCACACACAATACCGTTTGCGGCATTAGTAGATCTTGAACTAGCATCAGGTAATCCTATATTTCCTCTATGAATGTTATTATATCTGAAATCTCTTCCTGAGCCACCTCTAGTTTGACCATAGTGAGCCAAATCTTGCCAGAAATAACCGAAGCCTTCTGGTAATACTTGATCTGTAGAAACTTTAGTGTAGAAAGACTGACATCCCCAACCATCTCCAACAGGTTGAATATCAACTGTTCTGCCATAGTAATTTGGCGCAGGTAAATTAGGAGGATAAGTACAATCACATGGAACTTCCACAGGATCTACAAATACTCTAAATCCACAAGTAGGTGTAATAGTAGTACCTTCATCAGTACAGCTCTTACATACTGCAGCAATATCAATATCAGTGAATGGATTAGTAGAAGCGCATGCAACAATTGGCTCTTCTGCATTTGCAGTTCTTAATTCTATAATATCAGCACATGAGTTTACTTCGATAGAAATATCGCAGCACTTGCCAATAGACTGTTTAAGAAAGGCAGAACCTCCAATTGGTTCTAATACTCTATTTAATTCGGCAACTACTTGTTTGATTTGTGAAGGTAATGTAATAGCTGTATTACCAACTAAAGTAGTTCCTGTAAAATCATAATCAGTATCCTCAATAGTTACTCCGATAATTCCTGTAAGTACACTACAATCTACACATGCTGAATCTGTAGGAGTTAAACAAAACTCTCTAGTGGTCTCAGGTGCCCCCAATGTAGTCTCTAGAAATAATCTAGCTGCTCTAAATGGTTGATATTGTTTAGTTAAATCCGCACGGATAAAACGTGTAATTTTTGTAGGGTCTTCTTGATGTTTTCCGTTAATTGCATCTACTATCTTACATACCATATCAGTACAAGACACAGAAGCATCACAATCATTACAAGAAGAACATGCATCACTAGATACAGAATAAACGTAGGAAGGTTTTTCGTTTTCTTGATAATGAGATCGAACATAACTATCATCTAAATTGATAGCCAATGTATACTGATCATTAGGAGTAAAACAACCAGTTAAAAATGTATCTACTACTTGAGGCGTACCACATGCGGGCACAGTAACTCTAGGTTTAATACTAGAATCACATAAATTTATTTCCTCTCCTGCTAAATACCTTAAAGAAGTTGCATTTCCTCCTACAGGTCCCACACCAAATGCTATACTTATATTAGTTGCTGTAGGTATTGACCCCGCACCAATAGTTACTCCATTCGACATAACTAAAATTTCCCCTGCTTTAGCATTTGGAAATTCTGAATCATCTGGAAAGACAGTTCTGCCTGCTGCAGCTACTACATAGTTACCAAAAGAAGTTAAAACTGATTGACGATTAAATCCTCCCATTATTAAGTGTTTATTTTATCTGTATTCAAAATTTTGTTACTTTGGAGTTCGTAATCACGAACATCCCCTTTTATATTTCTGGCTACTAAAATAGCCATATCTATCATTCTATCAAAAATAAAGTTTGCGTCTAATGACAAACCTACATCTTTTGTTTGCTTTTTACCATTCCAATCTATGTAAGATTTTTCTGGTGCTCCCGATGGGAAGTGAATTTCTTCTGGATATAAGTAGTAATCTCCTATTACTTTTTGTATCTTACAATCTGAGTTATGCCAAACATAATAACCTTCTTGTCCTTCATCTCCTAGTAATAGTTCCCATTTAAAGGAAGGAGACCAAAAACTAGATAACATACTATTATCTAAGTCATCTGTTTGAAAGAAAGTGACAGGAATTTCCTTTTCCCCACATCCTTCTTTACTAGCTAAAGCTCTTAATCGTAATTTTTTAAAGACTGGGTCTGGAGCTTTAAATATATCATACTTTTCAGTAGTTTTAATAAACTTAAATTCTACTTCTTTTTTCTCTAGTGGCTGTAATATATTCCTATAATGGGAATTTACTTCGGCCTTACTAACTGCGTCTTGATATACTATTCGAACCCCTTGATTTATTATAGCCAATTTATCTTCTAGTCTCAAGCTAGAATCATGAGAACTTTCTAATCTATTGTACCTAAGATCGAACTCATATACTAATCTTTTACTAGAAATCAAAATAAATTACTTTAATTAACCGTTATCTACTTTTAGTGCTATGTCTGAGAGTAAGTCTGTATTCTCTACTTTAATTAAAAAGTCGTATACAGAATCTACTGTTCTTCCTAAAGCTACTTCACCATAGTAATACATTCCTTTTTGTTTCTGTATTACCCTTTTATCTAAAGATATAGCTTTAGTGATTATGCCCCTAATGTTTATTTCTTCAGATTTTGTTCTAGCCAAGCGCAAAAATAATTCTATATTACGCTCTCCGCCAGAAGTTATCTTATCTTTACTAGTGACAATTTTTTCCATTAAGTGTCTTTCTAATTGCTCTGGAGAAGGATCTTTAGAATCTATTCCCATAGCACGTAACACTTTACGTTTTTTATCGTAATCCATGTTATGTAGTAACTTAGTAGCTTCAGATACTTCATCAATATCTTTATCTTTAGCATTAAGTACATCTACCGCTTTAGTTACATTAAACTTAGTAACTCCATCAAGCGCAGGATTATCTGACTCCTTGTTATCTACATTGAAGTCTCTATCTGCTCTTAGTACTGCTAACCAAAATTTACCAAAAGCTTCTTCATCATCAAAGTTAGTTCCTGAATTCTCTAAAAATATACTTACTTTAGGATGAATCCAAAATGGTGCCCCTGGATTTGAAATAGGGGCAGTCATTATTTGATTTGATTTTTTATCGTACAATTCCATTTCAACCACTAACTTATTTAACTCTGATTGAGATAAATCTATCATGATCTTACCGTTTCTACTTCTAGGAGTATAATATCTTCCTACTCCAGGTAAAAAAGGTTGTCTATAATCACTTGTGGAGGTAACGTCTTCTTCGCTGTTCTGATGAACTAATTTTACTCCTTTGGCCCCTTTTAAAAAGGTAGCCTTATTTGCAAAAATTGCAGTATATACCATAATATGTTCTCTTTTTAAATTTGTTCCAGTTATTCTATTATATCTACCATATATAAAGCTTACGCTAACGAAGGTCTATACCAAACTAAGTATCCTGGGTCTTTTACAACCAAACCTACCATAGTTTCATAGATATACCAGTATGCATTTTCGTGAGGATTAGCACTGTAAGCAAAAGATGCTGCAGCAGGATTACCTAAACGTCTTCCTTTCGGAGTCCAAGTACCCGCAGTATATCCATATTGCTTATATGTGTCATTCTCTAAGATATACACATTGGAATCTCTTCCGTCTCCATATCCAAAGTTAAAAATTAAAAATTCATAACTTGTGATAGGTAAATTTTTATACTTTCTAGATTCAATCAATTCAGAATCTAAGAAAGGTAAATACCTTATGATAATTTTACCGAAAGGCTTGATATGATAAGACACATAGTCTTTTGCGTTTAAGCCTACTCCAGTACGACCTTTAAAACGAGCTTGTTCTTTTTCATAGCTCCAATCTTCTGTATGTACAACTCCTTCAATATCAGCAGCTCGCATCCACTTATCCCAAAGAGTTAAACCTCCTGTTCCTGTGAATATTTCTACTATACGATCTTCAGGATCTACTTTATCATTCCATAGTGGAGGTAAGAATTCTGTAAAGATTTCTACGTTTCCGCCATCTACGTTATAATCATATATATAAGATGATTCGAAGAATTCATATAAACCTGGCCCTGCCTTTAAGTCTTTTTCAGTTAATCCATCTAAGAACCTTCCTGCAAATCGACCCGCAGATCTACCATATGTTAACCATAAATCTATTTGTCTATTGACAGCTCTTTCGAACTTCATATCCAAAGTATTATATAAAATACCTGGTTTAGACTCATCTACTGAGCCGTCAGCACACTTAGGGCGTAATCTAAAGTGATTAGCAGCATACCAAGCGTCGTCAGTAACTTTCGTCTGCCATCCCATACGAGTCATGTTAATCTCAAACTCTAAGAAAGTATCTCCTTCTCCAAAGTTAATATTACCACGTTCTACTGTAGATTCTCCAATTAAAGATCCAATTTGAATTACTCTATCCCCTGGAGTAATATATGTAATAGGGAAAGAGGCTTTATACTCATCCGTTAAAAGCTTAAACTCATAACGCCAAAACTGACCGTCAGGTTCTACACTTCTTACCAAGAGAGGAATCTCTCGTAAGTTTTGGAATATAATTATATCATTAGCTCCAAACCAAGGCACATCTAAAGCCATGTAGAAAGACTTTCCGCCCCTTCCAGGTTGGGTAGCGCCTCCTTCATAATGCTTAATATATGATCCTCTAATATCACCTTCCTGTGTATATAATTTCCAGGTTACGGTCTTAGCTTTAGTTTGGATTTTTCGTGCTCTGTTTTCAAACAATCGCATCAACTTACCGTCTCTTCCTATAATGTTTCCCTTTGCATAGGAAGCCATTTGCCTTCGGTTCGGTTCTAATTCCTCATAATCTATCGAGTGAGGATAGACTTCGAAATACGCACGTTCATCTACTATTTTATTAAAATAATCGTGATGATTAATGTCTTGTGCGAATGTTTTAAACTTAGATTCTATTGGACGTGCTCCCAAGATATACGGTTTTAAATGTTAATGTTAATTATGTTAGTACTCATAAAGCTCAGTCTCAAACTCAGGGACTGCTTTATTTTTAGTAGTTGCTGAAGGGTTTTTAGGAGTAACTTTCACTAATTTCTTTAGACCAGACGTTAAACTACGGGTAGCTTTTATAACTGAATCCGTATCTTCTGGTTTATTTAAATAATTTAATATGAAATCTATCCTAGCTTTTAATCTTTTCTCTGGATTATGTGTTAGTTCTAGAGTTTTACGTTGTTCTAAAGTAACATATCTACTGTTTCCTTGAGAATCTGTAATAACTTCAGTTCTATCAAATAATGCTTTTCTAGCTAATTCCAGTTGATTTTTAGGGTATTTAACCCCATCTATTTCTCCTTTCTCAAATAAATTATTAATTAATTCTAATTTATTTAATTTATCTTGCTTATCTGCTAATTTCTTAGCTTCTGCTTTATCTATTACGTTCTTTTCTAATGTTTTAGCCGCCTCGCTGAAGAATACTTGGTATTCATCTACAGTAGCAGTAAGATCATCTTCCATTAAATCTCTTCCTACATACCTTTCGGCTTGTTTAGGAGAAAAACCTTTATGTATATAATAGGCGTATCCTAAATCTTTTACATTTTCTTCGTAGTCATCTGCGTTTTGATCTAACTCGACGCTACCCAAAGACTTATATAAATGAATATTCTTTATATCTTCTTCTCCAGTTCCGAAATGTAGTAATTTGGCTGTTTTTAGTGCTTCAGGAGTCAGCCCCTCGTCTTCCATAAGTTGATCTAGTACCTTTCCCTTTAAATCAGAAATAACTTCCTTTTCTTTATGGGCATAAAACGCTGTACTAAACTCATCCTCAGTAATATCTTCTTTTATTTCGAAATCAGCAGGCAGTAAACCTTCCTCTTTCCACTTAGAAGCTACTAAAAATATAGGATTTCCTTCTATTTCTACTGTATACTCAGGATCTGTAGGGTCTTCCGTTTCAGTGTTTTCCGAATTTTCATCGTTATCCTGTCCTTCGTCGCCATTATCCTCTTCGTAGTCCTCAGTATCTATAGGGAGTTCTCCTTCTTCTAATTTGTCTAAATTTTCGTTTTCTATATCCTCTAGAGACACTTCTCTAGGGACCCCTTGATTTAAAGACTCAAAGGGATCTACAACAGAATCCTTCTTCATGTTAAATGATTTGCAAAGATGATTAAATTAATTAATATACACAAGCTTTTAGGCTTAACAAAAAAATTGTTATAGCTTAAATCACTTTTTTTGTGCCAATTTTAGTCTTTCAATAGCCATTTCGTCTGCATGCAACTTCTCTTCTGACTTAATTTTCATAGTAGTGCTCTGCAAACTGTCTGCTATATTGTTCTTATCTATGTCTTGAGCATTAGACATTAAGCTAGCATTTAAAGCCGCCATTTTCAATTTAACCTGGCGCTCTCTCTCCGCTTCTAACGAATCATATTGTTGTTTTAACTTCAATTGATTCTCTATGCTAATGTTATTCTTTTCTGCTAATTCTACGTCATGCTTACGCTGAGCGTTAATTTCTTCTGCTTTCTTCTTGTCTGATTTACCTAATACCTCTTCTATTTCTGCCATTGAATCTGCCGCCACAATTAAAGCAATGTCTTTAGCTGACCCTCCATTTTGGATAATAGATAAAGCTAACTGCCTCATTGTCTCTAACTTAGTTGACTCTTCAAAGTCATCTACTAAATATAAAGATAAAGAACTAGCAGAAAAAGGTTCTACATTTATCTCATAGTATACTTTTAGATAATCATCAAGAAGTAACTCCTTCATATAATCGTTATCTTTATATGAAGCTATTGTAACATTAAGTAAGCTTGTACATACTTCTATCTTCAGCTCTCTACGTTTCTTTATAAACCTAAGCATCTGCTTATCTACTCCAGCTAAACTTTGTTTAACATTGTCATTGGTAGAATACTGCCCAATATCTCCGAATTTAGCAGGATTATAATGCATTGCCCTAATTAGTTTCTCTTCTAACCATCTAAGTTTTTCAATACAAGCACTTATTTCAGAAGTTCTGCTTAAGTCTTGCATCATTAAAGGAGACTTCATTTGAACACTTGCTCCTTCGTACTTAGTATTTAATAAAGCTACTCTAGATTGAAATAAAGAACTATACCATTGGCCCCAAGACATTTTATCAGGTTTTACATCCTGAGTTAAAAATAATACTTTACCTATATCAGTAGACTCATACTCCTGCATTTTCTTTAGTAGTACATTTATCCTAAAGTTAAAAGGCTTTCCTAAATCTACTATAGAGCTGTTTTTAGTATTAGACATATAAGTATTATACTTAATGCCATGTATAGGTAATTTTGGTTTAAATGGGTTATTTAAATTATCATACTGCCAAGGAACAGGCTCAACTTCTACATAGTGTTGGTCATTAATAAGATAACCATGCCATACTTGAGGTAAAAGTATCTTTTCTACTTTTTTATCGCCTCTAGCAGGATTTTTTACATAATGCTCATCTTCTATCCTCTCTTTACCTTGTACATCTTCTACTAACTTAGCTATTCTATTCCATCTCCATGTAATATAAACAACTTTTATGCCCGACCCAGATTTATGCTTACCGCTTAAATTTTGATATAACTTCTTAAGCCTTTCTTGGCCTTCCATAGTTTTAACATCAATATATAAGTCAGATCCTGGATTTTGAAAATCAGAATTACTTCCTATAACATCTAATACATCTAGATCTATACCGCTTTCTGCCTCTGTCTTTCCTCCTGAACCTGGTATAGGACTATATAAGTCTATAATTTCCTCTAATTTACTAAATTTAACACTTGCCCCGAATTTAGCAATAAAATCTGGGAAAGTCATATATTCAGTATACTTAGCCCACTCACCATCCTGAGTAAACTCATTATCATCAGATCCTCCGCTTTCTACCCACTTAGCGTTAAGTAGTTTAAACTTAGGCCCGACAGAATCCATGCCTACTAAATAATACTCTTCAGCATTAGTTATAGCAAAATCTGCCCCTGAATCAAATTTATATCTTACCTTCTGATCTTCAATTACATGTTTATATAATAACTCAATCAATAACTCATCAGGCATTTTATATTCATCCAATCCCTCTATAACAGAGTCTGGAAGTTCGCTCATAACCGCCTGTTGAATCTGGTCCTCTATTTCTTTAGGAATAGGTTGACCTTGAAACTGCATTTTTAATGCATCTATCTTAGGAGTAATTACATTAGTCTCAAAATAAGACTTTACTTTATTTGCCCGAACCTCATCTCTATGGTTTCTGGCTTTAGTAGATGTATCTCTAATGATAGGAATAAAAGGACCTATTAAATCACTTACTTGTGCTTGAGATACTATATTTATCATTGGAAAATGATATAATTTACCTCCTCCTAATGTTACATTTTCTCCATATATAGATACATTAGTAGTTGGAGATAAGTTCTCAATCTCAGGCCATGCTCCTCGATGTAAATTAATGTTTTCTTCAAATTTACGTATCCTTTCGGGAGTAACAGTAGAAATCATGTTATAATAATCCATCATAGCCTTCGCCGCAGCAAAGTCAGATTTTTTCTTTTCCTTGTAAGACAGATTATATGGAAAGTTAGGGCTGTTTACTTTGTTATGAATGTTTGCCATCGTTAGTAATCAAATGCAGGATGTCTTGTATTCTGCGGTACATTAATAAAATACGAATTAAATTCCTCTATTTCCAGACTTTCCTCTTTATCCATATCTTCCGATATAGGTTGTAAATTTTTGTTTCTTACATATAAAGCTCCTAAAAATAAACAAGACACGGCATCAAAGTTATCCTCCGAGTTATAATCTTTAAGCTCTTCACATACCCGTATAGAAGGTATCATATCAACTACCCGTATACTTCTATACGTATATTCATCTTTATCTATAAATTCGTCTTTATATACTTCTAGGTGAAGCATTTCATTTAGAAATTCTTCTAGTTTAGGTTTACCGTTAGGAGGGACTGTAAATCCTTTAGCATAAGATCGTTTAGACACTGATATCTCTGCCGCCGAATATGCTGGTCTATCTTCTAAATCATCATATCTTCTAATACGCTGTGCATACCTTAATATATCCTCAATGTTAGTCTCAGGAAATAACTTAGACCCATAATAATCTGCAATCATAAAAGCTTGTTTATGATTATCATCCATAGCCCCAAATCTTCCGTACCACTCACATACTACATTTAGCATTAATTGAGGGTCGTTAAAATCGTACAATTTAAGTACAATAACACTACATAAAGAAGAGCCTCCTCCTTCTCCGTTAACATCATCTATGTCAACCGAGTCATATATTGTAATATATAAAGGATTGGAAGAGTGTCTACTAGGTCTGTAAGGTTGAGGATGTTCATAAACTACTATACCCCCTTGTAAATTATCAGCCTCACTTTCATCTCCTCTACGCAAGAAAGGTTCTAATTCTCCTTCTATATCTTCCTCCCAAAGTACTTTCCTATTAAACTCATCTATGTATACTAACTTACCTACGTTATACTTAAGTTCTCCTTCTTCTAAATCTATTATTCTTTTCTCTAAGGCTTCTGTATTAAATCTATTTCCCGCAGACTTCATAAACATTTCACTATGAACCATAGGAAATGATATTGTATGCGTTTGATAGTTTTTACCTCCTCTATGAGATTCTCTTAATTCTAACTCAGACTTAAATGATCTTTCTATATCTAAGTTACCATTTTCATCTCTAAAGTTATTATTTTTATAGTAAACAGGAACAAATAAAGCTGTTTCATTACCTCCAGGATTACATAAATTAGGGTAAGATAATATATCATACTTTCCTGGATTATAAAAGGAATCTTTAATGCCTTTTATTTTCTCTATATTACCTCCTGTTCCAATATAAACAGAATATCCATATTTATAATCATGTTTCTGAGTAGCGCTATTCTCTCCGTGAACCGCCTCAAAGTTATCTAGTAACCCTGATTCTTCTGTTAACATACGTCTAGCTCCATATCCTACTCCTGCACTTGGATTATCTTTATACGATACGTGTACTATTTTCGACCCTGCCCCCTCTTTTCCTTGTCCACTTTTATCAGTAACCTCATTTGATATTATACCTCCCTTTTGTTTTACTCCTTTAGTAAAAGCATCAGAAGGGTGCCAAAATACTCCATTAATTTCTAGTCCATCTTTATTATAAGCTCCTATATTAGTCTTAAGATTATCATATCCTAATTGAACTTTATCTAAAAGCTCCCCACTATAAGAATAACTACTAGATCCTATTACTAAGGTACTACTGGTAGTTTGCTCTAAATAATCATTTACGGTTCTTGCTCCATTAAAAGTAAAATCGTAAGTACCAATTCCCTCTCCTATAATATAAGATTTACCTAAACGTCTAGTACTTAATATCTCAAAATTAAGAGCTGTATTATGATATAAAGGCACCCCTGCAGGTTCTTTAAATGTCCTATATAAATACTGTTTAGCTTCTATATAAGTCTTGTACTCTCCTTTTTTATTCCTATAACTTTCTCCGTATCGTTCTAAAAAATAAGTATCCAATACTGATAATGGTTTGCCTTGTTGTAAGGCTCCTATAGGTCTAAAACAACAATATTCAGGGTCTTCTGTAAAACCACTGAATCCATCACATACAGTTAATCCATAAAAAATTAACCACTCTATATCTCTTAATATAGGTGATTTAGACGCAATTACGTTACCTTCTTCTTCTTGTTTAATTATGCCCATGTTAGCATAAAAATACAAATTACCTGGAGCCCATCTATATCCTCCTAGGTTTTTCTTTTTGTCATAATCATACCCCCATTTTCCTTCGATGCAATACGCCAGTTGCTCCATCCAATATTCATCATATTGTTGAGATTCAGGGTAATACATCGGGTGAGTTCCTACTACAAAATCTTCTATGTTTTGTAATCTAAACGGAACTAAATTTATTGGTTTAAGTTTTTCTAGACTTCGCAAATTTTCCTGGTTGTTGGCTTCCTTTGACTTCTGTGGCTTTTCCTTTCTCTTTTACCATTCTAGTTTCGGACTTATCTATGCCTATATATATGCTACTTAATTTAGATAAAAATGCTTGAGCTTCTGCGGATTCATATCCTTCTGCATCATCTAGCAATTTATTAAATAAACTTCGTACTCTATAATAATCACTTTTTGCGGGAGACATACTGATTCCTGGATAGCAGGACATTACATAATCTATGCTGTCCCAATCAAAATCAGGTATCTTTAAAAAATTATCTGCTATGTGTTTCTTCCTGCTTTCTAAACGTTCCGCATAAAATTTAGAATCTGGGTCTAATACTAAATAGACCGCCCACATTATATTGGAAGCAGTCATAGGACCCACAGAAGACACTAATTTGTTAACACAATCAAAATATCTTATCTCAGGATTCCACTCAAAGAAATCGTGAGTATCTTTATTTAATCCTGGAGGTACATTAATAAATAAATAGGACTCCCTCATTAATATTAAAACTTTTTAAATTTTCTATTCGTTTTCAAATCAAAATCCTGCTAAATGAACCGCACCAGCAGGTAACAGCACCTATACGCAATTTCCCCAACGCTCAAAGCCAACTCACAACTGCGTATAGCTGCGAAACGTTAGGTGCAATGCCAGCAGACGTGCTAAAATAAGCTGACCGATACGCCATTAAGCAAGTTTTTTGCGGTTCTACAATAATCTGCTTCAATTTCAAAGCAAATAAAATTTCGTTTCTTTTGTTTACAAGCCTGTGCAGTTGAAAAGCTACCTGCAAAAGTATCCAAAACAATATCGTTTTCATTACTACTTTTCTCTATCAAATAGCTTATTAGGTTTACAGGCTTTTCAGTTGGGTGGTTTTCGTTTCCTGTTCGTTTTGCCTTCAGTATGTTAGCATCACGTCCACCATTTAATTTTTTGCTTCCGTTACTACAAAATAATATCATTTCATATTTCGGTGCATAATCGCCTTCTAAATCACCCATTCCTGTATTATTCTTTTCCCATATCAATATGTTTTTTACTTGGAAATATGCACCTACAATTTGTTTAAATAAGTCAATATTATGCCAAGAGCAAAAAATATAAAGGTGGGCTTCGTCTTTGCAAACACGTTTTAATTCAATCACCCAACTTTCAAGCCAATCAAGGTTATCATCGTTTTGGATACTTTTGTGTTGAACTTTACGGTAGTTGCTTTGAAATTTCATTCCGTAAGGTGGGTCTGTTACAACCAAATCAATGCTTTTGTCTGAAACTTGCTTAATGGCTTCTTTCCAGTCCATATTAACAATCTCATTCAAAAAAGGCACTGCACCTAACACTGCATTGCCGCAATGGCGGGTGACGTGCTGTATTTCAACTTTTGTACTACTATCAATCATTTGTGCTGTTATTAAACTTTTGTACTTCTAAACCGCCACTGACGGCAATGCTTTTACGTTATAAGAAATTAATAAACCAAATAGTAACAAATTAAAACCATAATATAATGAAAAACATGAACATTTACAATCATTCTTACTCTATTTTAAGGTCTTTTCCAACTAAAGAAGTAAAAGTCTATGACGAAAACTATTTTAATCTTGAAGGTAATGGTACTGAACTTAATTCTTTTGGAATTAAAAACAACATAATTATTTTCAAAACAGATGTTAAATATTTACTGGAAAACAAAACTTTAACCCTAGAGTGGACATCAGAATTTAACGAATTAAAATTACCAAGTAACGTAAATGAAACATCAGATGAACTTAAAACCCTATTTGTAGAACTCATGTTTTTACACTATTCAAACTTATGTAATTTTGTTTATAGCAGCTACATGCAAGATCCTGCCCGTTTCCCATTTGTACTCGAAACAAAGAACATGCACACTTGCCTTGAATTTGTAGAGGAAAAACTTTCGGAGGCAAAATTGAACTAACATTACCTTTTATATAAAAATCTACCATATTAAGTAAAATTAAATTAACTAAATTCGGCTACAATATTTCCATCAATAGGAATATTAAACCCTTTTATAACTTCTATTGAAGATAAACTACTATTTTCGTCATTAAACAACTCTATATACATAAAAAATTAAATTCTTATAACATTGTATTCCCGACCATAGCTGCTTTCAACTTTGGTGAAAAATTCAACTTTATTTATGTATTCATCTTTTTTTACTACTTTCGTAGCAGCTACGGCGTGAATACTTCGACGTTAGTGGCAATGCTACCCGAACACACGAGCAACTGCCAAATCATAATATTTCACCTCTTTTTCAATTCCAATAAAAGGTCGGTTCAACCCCTTCGCCCCTAAACAAGTTGTTCCTACTCCCATTGTATTATCGAGTACATATTTACCTTCTTCTGAATAAGCAGATATAAGCCAATTTATTAACTCCAAAGGTTTTTGTGTGGGGTGCATTTGGTCTTGCCTTCTCCATTGTTGCGGAAAATCTAAAACTGTTATTGGATGTCTTGTTCCTTTATTGTCAGTTTGCACCCCAGCAATCCCATATTCCATATTGTTCACTTTGTTTGGTGTCCATTTTCTTTTGTATGGTGTTCCCTCTGTTAGTTGTGGGTAATAGTATGAAGCACTTTTACCAAACACCATTATCAATTCGTGCTTTTTAAGTGGCATATATTTAGCAGTCAATGGACTTCCGCATTTGCTTTTCTTCCAAACCATATCGTATCTAAATAACTTTTCATTACTCAATGCCAATTTAAAAGCAAACAATCCTGCACCAAACAAAACAATATTTCCCTTTGGAGTTAATATTCGTTCATATTCAGCCCACAACTTGTTTAGGTCTAATACACTATCCCATTTATTTGCAGTCGTTCCATAAGGTAAATCAGCCAAAATAAGTTGAACCGATTTATCGGGAATAAGAGGTAAAATATCCATACAATCAGCATTAAACAAAGCACTGCCACTAACATCGGCTATATGCAATGCCTTATTTACTGCTTCGTATTTAAGTTTTTCTATATCCATAAGTTTCTACTTCGTATTAAGTTTGTGCAAGTTTGTCGGCACTGCACATATCCGTAGCCGTTACTTGCGATTAAATAGAACCTTGCAATGATCTTTATTTAGCATATAGTAAACAAAGAATAACAAGAAAAAAGTAATAACAGTAAAAGCAAACATTAAAAACAAAGAAAATAAAGCTGTCATATTTAACAGTATACCTCAGATCTCGTAGCTAATTCAATATTTCTTACTGCTATCCAAATTTGGTCGTCTACACAAGAAACAGCCCCACTTTTACGATCCGAAGTGCATTTCTTTTCACTAAGATACTCAGACCACGACCCAAAACCACACCCATCATATATTGACTTAATATTAAATTCATCAATACCCGCTATCTTAAATAACTTCTCTAACCTTTCAAAGTCCGCCATAGCTACTTTATCATTTTTTGTTATCTTAGTGGCTAAGCTTCTTAATTCTGAGTAATATTTCTCAGCTTTCTCTTGTATCTTCGTTTTGGTATTCATCATCTAAACTTTTATTAAAATCATCTTTGTCGGAATAAACATCTTCAAAAGATTTATAATTGAACAATAACCTCTTTTTTGCAAATTCTGCATCATCTGTTATAGCTGTTAATCTTTGAACATATGATTGGAAATTCGTCTCAAAAACACTCTTAGCTGCTACAGTTGAAGCAATATAATAGATAACCCCAAAAAGTACAATCAATCCTAACATAATTCCAACCAAAGAACTGCCATATTCCCAAACTGACTCATCAAATGCTTCTGAACGAGTTTTTACCTTTTCTAAATCTGCTTTTAAAACAGTCAACTCTTTAGTCAAACTTAAAATACTGTCCTTTGATTCTTGCAACTCTTTGTTTAAAGATTCTACCTTTGTAACAAGGTTTTTGCTAACTTTGTTCCCTAAACAGACAAAATTTACTAAAAATACCAACAAAATGACGGTTAAACATCTCATGCGGCAAAAATACAACAAAGAAATGAAAACCGCAAGTAACAATGTATTTAACGACAGTCGGCTAAATCGCCGCCCGATCGTAAATACTAACCGTTATAAGCAAGCTGCTACGTTCCTGCTTCGTTTGAAATTTCCGTTTCATTTAATAAATTTTTGCCAACGCTTCTATAATCAATGATGCTGAATGTTCCTTTTTTAGCTTGTTCGCCAAATATGATTATACACATTCCCATCCACAAACCTCTTGGTTCATCATTGAAATTTACTTCACCATTGATAAAACGAATTTCCGATTTTATTGATAGTTCAGCCCACCATTTAGTATTGCTTCTTACAGGTATCAAACAAACCTTTGTTCCTCCATTTTTATCGGCTTCATCAGATGCTTTTCTTACCCACTTCGCCAAGTTTCTGTCAAATGGTGGGTTCATCCAACAGTTACCAATCCAATCCTTTGTTAAAGCATTATCTTCTTTATTCCAATAGTCAGGTAACTTATGGTTTGTTTGGCTTGCACATACATCTTTTGTTATTCCAAATTCGTTTATCAATGGCTGAACTATTGCCAATGGTGTGCTGTATTCAATGCTATTACTCGTAAATGAGTTTTTCTTGTTTCCTATTTTATCTATTCCCATCGCTTAAAAATTTATTAAAAGTTGTTTTGTTCTTCGTATTTATATTTTCATTTAATCAACCGCAGCCAGCTTATAACAGCGTGTATAAAAAATGGCGGGTTCTCGGTTAATTTAAAGTTTTGTAATTCTAATTATTTTCTGCGTTCGCTGAAAGTTTTGGTTTCAAATTCCGCCACTTCTTATACACGCAAAACGTTACCTGCAAGTGCTACGATACTACTACTATTGAACATTTGTGGGAGAAAATTTAAAAAGTTTTTCCACGCTCAGTTTATTACCCCCGATTTTGCCGTTTGCCGATAAAGAAGATTTTGCCTCTT